AAAGTCTCCCTCGACTACATCTCGTTTCATAGAGGCGATAACTTTACCACCCAAAACGATAACTCGTATATCTCCATCAGTTTTAATGTATTCTTGAATTAGTAAATCTACGTCTTCATTTTGATTGTACAGTAATTGAACCAAAGATTCAATTTGTCGTTCTGACTCAATAAATAAAACACCAACCCCTTTAGAACCCTCTAAAGTTTTCATGATGATGGGAAATTTACTATCTAGTGATTCTAACGATTGTTGCAATGTATCAGCATTAGGAATGAGAACTGTTTTAGGTTGTGTCAATCCATAATCTTGTAATTTAAGATATGTTCTATATTTGTCTGCTGATATTTCAACTGTCTCTCGACTGTTCACCATGCAAACACCAATCTTTTCTAATTGACTAAGTAGGTCTAGATAACTCTTTTTTAATCGAACAGAGCCGCGCACAATTGCTACGGTGTCATTGTCAATTTCAAATCCATCTTTATCATCAGCGTTGAAAATTTTGTAACCATTATCATAAGTAATAATAGCACCTTCAACTTGGACAATGTAAATATCGTGTCCAGCTCTCTTTGCTTCGTCAACAAAGCGTCTCGCAGTACGATGAAAGGGTTTCTTTCCCGGCGCTGTTTCAGAAGAAATTACAAGAATACGATACTTATCTTCTTTTGATTCAGTGATGAAAGACTTGAAGTTTTCCAAGGTTCTAGTCCCGTTTTTTACCAATATTATATTTTGTCTCTAGCATCCAATCATTTTTTTCACGAAAAGATATTACCTTGATTTGACTAAGAGGCGCAGCTGGTTCTACCGCATCGTCAACATAAACCAGACCCCAATCATTAAGAAGATTAACAACCGTATTTCTTCGGGCAATGTCGTTTTCAGACAAGTTTGTTTTCTTACCATCCAGAGCAAACAGTTCTTTAAAGTGCACTATGTAATATTTTCCTTGCTTGTGTAAAATATGGCAAGATTGATAAAGCTTCTTTTCTTTTCTAGATGCTACACCAATTCTGGAAAGTGTTTCTCTGACTTTAAGAAAATCATCTGGCTCTCTCAACGTCACCTCTAACATATCTTTTTGCGACCAACTAATTTCTTCCATCTCTTCCACCTTTATATAATTTTTGTTTTATGGCGGAAATCTGTTCATCATCTAGTATATCAAGAGCGGTCTTGGCCTTCTCATTGTTATAACCATAATACTCTTTAATGCACTCTAGATTTTCTAATTTCTTCGCCTTCAACCAAGGAGTATAACGTTTCCTTGCTCTCAAAGTATTTAGAAAAAAGTCAAACTGAAGTTTATTATCTAAATTGGGTATCTGGTTAATCTCATTTACAAATAGAATTGTATCTGGAAAAGCATGAAGACATTTATTTATAACGAATGGTGGATACTTCTTTTCCCACATTTCATCCTCTCCATCCATGAGAGTCTCTTTGGTTTGGTTGATTGCATTTAAGTAGTCTTTCAGTTCATACATCAACTTCTTCCACTATCATAATCCATGTAACAATGTTTTGTATCCCATGACTTAGTGCTTGTCTTAAACACAATAACTGAACGCAACTCGTAGCAATCACGGGTCACTGGCATGGCTTGGTGTTTCTCTGATGCTGGAAACATAACTAATCTATTACCAACGTAGTCACACATCTCACCAGTAATCATTGTACCACCAGACCACTCTTTTTTCCATCCCATATAAGGATAATATATCATGGTATAATCACCATCGTCATGATGTAAATGTGGTTCAGTACCAAAAGTGTGTGCATTCATATACACACGGTCAAAGTTGTAAATATTATATGTGTCTTCTAATTTAAGTTTACGTTTGGCATTATCCCAAATTGGCAACAACCAATTAAAACCATTATTACTAACTTCATCTGTATCATGACCACAAAATCTATGCCAATGTTTGTTTGGTTTTCCAACAACAGAAGAATAATTATATTCCCAAGAAACTGTTCTCATTTGAATATGAATCAATTCAGCATAATGTTGTTCTACTAACCCATCTATAATAATCATTTGAACTTCGTTCTCGCCATAATTTCAGTAAGACACGCTAAAGTGTTAATCTCTTGATCGGCGACAAAAGCTGCTTTGTACTGATACTCGCCCAATATAACAACAACATGAGGAATACTAGAGCCATCCACATAATCATAAAGACTATCGTAAATATTCCTGAACAAGCGAGTTGAATCATTATCCAAATTGTCAACAACCCATTTCCGAACACTTGTAAACTCCTTTTGTTTCATATGGTTTATGAGTTCTTTAATGTTGTCACTCTTCATATCAACAAGAATGCCAGCATCAATTTTTCCAGAGACAGAATATCTCTGAAGTTCATTCAAAACTCTACGCCAGTCAGGAAAATGTCTTAGAACAATTCCAGACACAGCCTTGGGGTCAAACTGAACACCTTCTGATTCCAAAATGTTTAGAGCATTCTGATAAAAATCATGAGCAAGTCGTTGTTTCTCTGCTTTAGGTATTGAGAAATCATACGTTGGGCATCTAGATATCAATGCCGGTATGATACGATTGACATAATTACAGGTTAGAATAAACCCACAGTTAGAACTGAACTCTTCAATAAACCCACGCAACGCTGGCTGCGTGGACTGTGGATTCAAATAGTCTGCCTCATCAAGAATGAGATACTTACGACCACCATGAAGAGATACAGTAGAGGCAAAGTTCTTAACCTTGTTTCTCAGAACATCAATACCGGATTCTTCTGAACCGTTAATCATCATATAAGATAAATCCAGTTCATTAAGAAGTGCCTTTGCAGCGGTGGTCTTTCCAATGCCAGGACCACCAGCAAATGTGACATTAGGAACATTACCATTTGCCACAAACTCTTTCAAAGTGTTTTTCAGGTTAGTCGGTAATACACATGCGTCAAGATTCTTTGGTCGATATTTTTCGACCCACAGAAATTCATCCATAACAAAAACTCCTTTTAAGAATCAGAATTAAAATATGATTCTGGTTCAAGAGCTATAAAATATTCAATATCTACATTTGTATTTTTAAAGTGACTAATCCGTTTTGAAGATACACTTACATCATAAGTTCCGGGCAGAAGTTTTAGATTTTCAACCTTGAACCAAAACTTGTAGTCCATGCCATCAGTTCCATTCACAACCTCAGTTGAATAAGCATTAGCAGTGTCATTCTTTTTATCAGTGACACGCAAACTACCACTTTCCAACACCATATCAGGTGCACCAATAACTGCTGCAGCTTTCTGGACATTAGAAAGGATATCACTGGAAAGAGAAAACTTAACTTCACATTCTGGCATCGTAATATCTTTTGTCACACTAGTAACAACTGACGGATCAGAATACCAATACTTCAAACTACTATTTGAACCTTCAGAACGCATAACTACAAAGTCATTCTGAAAATCCATCTCTGGTGTAGTAAACAAAGACATGCTAGAAAGAAATTCATTCAAATCATAGATTGCAATATCTCTTTCAAAGTTTTCTGTCACGGTTGACTTGGCCACAATATTTTTCATTGCAGACATTGTGGTCAACGCCTGGCCAGATTTGATCATTAGGTTCTGGTTGATAGTAGAATAGTTCTTCAACACAGATACTGTTTCATCACTTAATTTCATAATATATTCTCTCTAAGTATATTCATATTTCACATGATAGGGAACATTACTTTCCCGTTCATTATCACATTCTTTATCATGATTGTGTAATGCCAGTATACCATAATGAATAACCTTTAGCAAGTCTTTTCTATCCTTGCCATTTTTCTTTCCATATCGTTGTGCATACTTCATAATGTTACCGATACAGAAACCTTCACCGTGGCCACTGTCCATAATAAACTCTGTAGCCTGAAAATTATTTTGACTGTAGTGTTGGTCGTAAGTATCATCAATATAATCTTTCAAATCAGAGATCAAACGATCTTCATCATATTTGTAAACGGGCGGTCTTTGTGTTAATCTTACATTATTCACCATCAGAAGCCTTCTTTGCATCATATAGTTCTGCCTCACGGTCAGACATATACTTCTTACGCTCTTCTTCACTATCATGAACATTCCAGTTCATCGCAATAGAACGTCTTTCACCTTCACCAAAGAAAGGTAATACCTGATGCTTCAACCATTGCGGGAACACCAACATCGTTCCTGCAATCGGCTTCACATAATCTTCTGTCTGTGGTCGCAATTGCATCAAGTCACGCATACTATTAGTGCCCCAACATAGATGTGTCCAACCATCAACACCACCAGAAGCATTGTTAATCTTAGGAACATCCGGCGTATCCTGAATACACTGGGGAACCTTCAACCATAGAAAACCAGACAATCCAGCCACAGTTCTTACACCATGATCATGAAAAGGATTGTAATCACCAGCATATGCATGGTTGGTCCAACACTGCATTACTTCAGCTGTGGCATCACGGTCATATCCCTTCTTAAGATATGTCGTGCCAATCTGATTGAATACAACTTCAAGTTGCTTACCAACATCAGTATCAAAAGGAAAATCCAACTGAGCAGAGCGTTCATCCTCTTTCAGTTGACCAACCAAACCATCAGCAAAACTTTTGCTGTTAGGAATAATATCATCATCAATGTGTTGATTCAATTCATCAATAATCTCTTGTGGAAACTCCACTCTAAGTATATTGAAGTTCAAAATAGGTCGCATCGCAATTTCCAAACCTTGATTCTGTTCAGAAGTTGCTTCACCAACGATTTTAGCATACTCGGTCGAACCTTCTGGATAAGTATTACCACCGGCTGTCCTGACCTTTTTTACACCTTCATCGTTATAAAAAATCTCATAATCTTTTTCTTCACTCATAGTTTTTTCTCTCAAATCTTCAGTGTTTACACTGGAATCATCACCAGGCATAACTGCTCTTTCCAGCATTGCATTATAGTTGTCTACCGTAAATAGACTTTTAGCAGGAGTCAACTCTTTGACACCATCATCAGTCATGGCATCAATACCAAAATCTGCAATGTTGCCATCTTGTATTTTCAAACCCATATTATATCCTCACACAAAATGGGGGTGACACTAAGCCACCCCCATTTTCAATTTACTTTACCTCAACAAGACGAGGCTTCTTGTGCTCTGGAACCACACGTTCCAGTGTGATTGTGAGCATACCATTCTCAAGTTCAGCACTGTTAACAACAATGTCATCAGCGAGTGTAAATTTACGATCAAATTTACGGTAGGAAATACCACGATAAATGTCATCATCAGACTTATCGTTTTCTTTAACTGAACGAACAGTAAGAGTGCTATCTTCAACCTCAACTTCAATATCTTTTTTACCAAATCCAGCCACAGCCATTTCAATGACATAGGTATATTCACCTCCTTTTCGGATGTTGTATGGCGGGAACCCCGTAGAAGCTCTGTTGTTATTGGTATAGTTTGATAGTTGATCAAACATACGATCAAAACCAACTGCATAGGGTGTAATTTGATTGAAATTTTCAAATAGACTTAGTGCTTTACTTGTAACCATTTTTTTTCTCCTTTAATAAGCAAGATTACTTTTTTGTATCCCCGAAGGCAATACAATTAACTAATTGGTTTTGTTCGACATCAGGAGAACCAATCAAAACTCCTAAACTATATATACGATTTAACTCAAAATAATTCAAGTTGAACGGGTGATATTAACGAGTCATGATGTCTGTCAATAAACGGAGTTTTTAACAAACTAGTTAATGCATTTAACACATTTTCAGCATGCATTCCTTTCGTTGTCGTAATATCTACTCCAAACAAATACATAGAAGAATATTCTTCCAAATGTTCATGATAGAATTTAGCTGAGGTTACTGGTATCTCTAAAAAATGTTTGCCGTATGAGAACGGTGTTTTTATATCTACTGACATCTTTAACTCTTTTCACTAAACTTTATACATCATATCACAATGATTCACATTCTGTCAAGAGGTTTTTGCAAGAACTGTGTAATCAAGAGCAATTCTTTTTTTCTCTGTAAAGATATCAGTGGCTGCATGTTCTTTAAGTGGGTCGAAAACTAGAAATGTGCCAGGCACCATTTTGTGTGCCTCTCCATCATGTAGAAAATGGCCGCCATTATCTTCTGACCATTCTGCGTGTAATAGACCAAGAATTTTTAGAACCTTCATGTCCTTCGGCACATCTTTCTCGTGGTCTGTGTGGATATTGTCTTTTCTGTGTTTGTCTTTAATTGATGCACCACACCAGAGCATTGTAGGTTGAAATACATCTAGTCCATCTTTGAGTGCTTTGTTGTATACCATAAGAAGAACCATGTGCGCCATACCTTCTAGAAATTTTGCGCCAGGAATATCACTACCATCATAGATGGTTAGTTTAGGGTGCTTCTTTTCAAAGACTGCACCTTTTGGATAAGAATAACTCCATCGTTCTTCGTTCTGCACACAAGTTTTCAAATACTCCAAAATCATTGGAGGCACTGCATTTTCAATTCGTATAACCATTACATGTTCCCATATCTTCTCAAGTTTTTCTTAATGTTACTTACAAGTCTTTTCTTTGCTCTTTGAAGAACAAGAGGACTTACCCTCTTTGTAAAATCACTACCATTCATATGATCGTATTCATGTTGAAATATTCTAGCCTCCAGATCTTTGAGGTCTTGCTTTGAGACACTACCATCAACATTTTCATATGTCACCTTTATCTCTACTGGTCTGCGAATCTTTAGATATAGGCCCGGATAAGTCAAACAACCTTCTTCTATGTAAGAGGTTTCTTCACTGCTCCACACTATTTCTGGATTAAAACAAACGGTCTTGACTCTATCTGGCCAATCAATATACGCAGCAAATGCTTGGTGCATAAGACCACATTGATTTGCAGACAAACCCAAACCATTGTGATTTGCCATAGTCTCAAGTAGATTGGTTTTCAGTAGAACTCTGTCAACATCATCACCAACAGGTTCACAGGGAATTCTAAGTTTCGGATCTTTAGGATCCAGAAGTTTTAATATCATAATGTTTTTCTCTTGTCATCCACTTTGTAGAACACTCAACATTACAAAATGGTATTTGTCTATTGCTGTTCTTAACAAAGAATCTTTCGTCAAAGTAGTATTTTATTGTTGTGTTTATGGGTTTATTGCAATATCCACATATCACTTAGTTCTTCCTTTCATATTCATGTGCAATCTCTTTATCGTATCACTACCAGTATTGACAAACAAAAAAGGTAGCACCGCATGAGTTACTGCCGTGAAAGTCAAAAACAAAAATGTTCCTGCAAAACTAAGAGCAGTTTTCATATGCTGAAAATAGGTTTCGCCATTGCGATATGGATGTTCTGTAAAAATATTCATTCTGAATCCGTAAAATGTTTGTCAATAACCATAATTTTATCTTCTGCGTGAGCGATAATTTCTACTTGGCTATCTACGGCAGAAACTAAGTCTGCGTGCTCCCCAATACCAACAGGATTTTTTAAATATACACCTATGTTTGCCTTTGCTTTCTCAATATCGGCTCGGTACTGCATCATCAATGCATATAGAAGTGACATTATCACCCTCCTTATCTCTCTATGCTACTGAATTTTTGTTCCTCCAATTCAAACAGCAACATGACTAAAGTTTTTCACTTTCTCAAATTTGATTGTGTTTCTAAACTTGTCGGCAAGTGCATCTTGTTTATGACTAATTACAAATACATTCTCATCTCCTAAAGTATTTAGAATCTTTAGGAACTCGTCTGTGC